GGCCCGCTAAAGTCAAAATCTGTCTTGCTTACGTCAGAGTCAAAAGCGTAATATGCTGTGTCGGCTGCGTCGATATTGCCTAGCGATACAATACCCGTGTACTCACGCTTAATGTCGCCAGTTTCGGTAATCTCTCGCCAGCCTGCCGTTCGCAAAAGTGTTCGCGTTTGCTCGTTGCTTGGCGTCCAATCTTCGATAAACTCAAACTGCTCTGGTGTAATCGAAATAGCGGGGAAGTCATACGGAATTAAAAGCGGGTCTGTTCGCCATTCTTCTTTAAAAAATGAGTAAAGCGCCTGCCCTGTCACACCGTCATCTGACAAATTGCCAGCTATGTTAAGTGTAAACTCTTTTGTACTTGTGTCTATCGTGACCTCAACCCCTTGGTTTAGATCGTCTGGATCAACTATTAACGCCATTTTTAGCCCCTTACGTCACTGTCTCAGAAACGCTTGCCAGCGTTCCATCAATATTATAGTTAAATTGTTTGGTTGTGGTGTTTACACCATCAAAAAATACTAGCTGAGTTAGCTGTTCGTCTAGGTTATAGCTAAGCGTTTTAGTCTTACCGTCACTATAAGCTATATCGGTTAAAAAGTCGCCAGTGTAAGTAAAAACAGGATTACGCAAACGCTGCCCGTCAACAATAGCGTTAACTTCTGCCTTTGTGTATTTGTCTAAGTCGGTTATGTCTGCTTCAACGTGCGTATGCGGCAAAGGCACCCGCGCATCACTTAGTCGAGGGTCAGCACCGCGACAAACATCATCAAACCCCACGCCGAAGTTTTTATTAAACGCTGTGCTCTCAAAAAAGTCGTCTTTCTTACCGTCTAGCAAATTGTTAACGGCTGACTGTGAGAAGTAACGAAGATCGCCCCGCGCTGCGTTCAAATATTGTGGGTGATCGTCTGCACCTAAGTTGGTCAGTAAGCTGTGATTGCCTGCGGGCGAACCGCCGCCGTTGTCTTGGTTCTTTTGCGCTACACGTGCAAGCTGCTCAAAAAACTCTGATAATATTTGTGTGGCAACAAGCTCGCTAGTCTGCGGCAACGGCTCTACTATCCGCTCCCCGCGCTTTGGCGCAATGATCTTTTCTGTCATGCTGTTTTAGCTTCCAGCTTCAAAAAGCTAGGGTCTGAGTCCTCGCTAAACTGGAACATTAACACGCGCTGTTTAGGCACACGGCCAAGCCTGCGCCAAATTGTACGCCGCTTATAATCTCCTGCTTTGCCTAAGCCCCTAAACGTCATTTCGCTGAACGTGCGCCCGCCGTTGTCGCTGTAAGACATGCCTAACAACGGGTCTAGCTCATACGTGCCTGACCCGCTGACCATTCGGGGCTCAAGCTCTGATACTCGATAAGGCCCGCCATCAAAAGGCTGTGTTGAGCATTTGCGTATTATTACGCTGCCGTATTCGCGCCTAACCCCTGACTTTAGTACACCTATGCGCCCGTCAAACAGATCACCAACAAACAGCCGGTTATATGCAGAAACAATAGTGGACGCCCGCCACTGTATGTCTAAACCTTCAACACGGCTTGAACGCTCATGCCAAATCTTACGCCCCGCAATGCTTGACGCTAGGCTGTCATAAATTAGCGTTGTATTGCCTACGGTTAGCCCCCAAAACTGCGCCCCGTCTATCGAGTGGTAAAAGCTAAAGCCCTCTTCTAGCTGCTCTTGTGTTGCTTGGCCTAGCAGTTCATCGACAGGAACGGTGCTTATCTTGGTCACGTTGCCGCCGTTAAACCACCACACGGCGAGCGTTTCTTCCTCGCCTTTGCCTATAAATATAAAGCCGTAACTGTTGTCGTAAACAAGGAATCTCGAGCGCAAACCCTTGGATATAACACCACCGCGAATAGGCGCGAAAACAAACGCTGTGCCGCCTACGTTTTGAAATGGTTCAATTGTTTCTGTGCCAATGGCGTAGAGTGTATTCCGATCAACATGCAAAGCAACAATATTATCAGGGTCAGATTCAGCCTCGCCAAAATCTAGAGCGTTGTAGTTTGTTCCGTCGCGTAACTCGCTGTGGAAAATTACGTTGCTATTGGTCTTATTGAATACAAAGTAACCATCAACAAAAACCACTGTCTCAGCAGGCCCGTTAAAGTCTGGGTCTGCTATCTCGTTTAACGTACCGTCAAAAATATATGCCTTGCCGCCCGGCACCACTATGCAAAGCTGCAAGCCATTGTCGGCCATTGATACGCGCCCTGTGCCTTCGATGGTGCCAAGCGACTCAACGGTAAGCGTTTCAATGTTTGCCTCGTCCACTGTTCGGACAATTCGATAAAGCGTGTTCCCGTTAACAAAGAACGGCACCCCTGCCATTTCATGCGAACCGCGATTAGACTCTAAAGGCTGTCCAGCATCGACAAGCTCAATGCCCGCGCTGCCGAATAGGTTCTCTTGATTAAGTGCGCCCGCCTCGTTAACGTTAACATACCAGTTGACGCAAATTTGCGAACTTAGCGGGGTCGCCTTGCTGTTGTAAAAGCCACCCGTAAAAGGTAGATCAACCATTTAAGCACCTGAAACCTTAAAGTTAACATTGCTGAAGGTAACGTCGTCACCCGTACCGTCACCGCGAACATACAAGTTTAAGTAATCTCCTGTGCTCATTTGCGTGACTGTTGTTATCGCGCTAGAGCCTACGTTGCCACCGTCATAAAGAGTAAGGCCGATCTGTGCGCCTGTTAGCGGGGCGTCGTTTTTAAAGATAGCTACTGTGTAATCATCCTCACCACCGCCCGACTTGACCGCGCTAAATGTCGCCCCTGCATCCACCAAAATATCTTTGTTACCTATATAAGTGACTCGGCCGCTTGATTGATCTATCGAAAACCGACTTTCTACAGCCTGTGTAAACACGCCCGACATTAGCGCAAATACGCCGTTACTGACGGGCGTAGCAAGCGTGTTATCTGTCAACGTAGCGAGCGCAATGTTTTGGCTTTCTGGCACGACATTACTAACGCTAAACTCCCAGCGTAGATCGCTAGGCAGTATGTTGCCTGAGCTTGTATAGTCGTTAATGATGTTTATGTTTCTGAACGTGCCAGTCCCTGTCGGGGCCACGTTGCCGCTGTTTGGTAACCCGTCAAGCACTTGGTTAGACGCGTTGTTGCTAACGACTGTGACGTTCTCAATATTTATAACGTCCGTCACGCTGCCGTTAAGATCAAACATTGTCCCGTCGAAGTTGCCGACAAAAACGCTGTCAATGTTCATTACCGACAACTCGCCTTGTATTTCTAGCCCGTCACCTAATGAATTTTCTAGGCGTAACAGCCGAACTAAAAATGTCTGATAGTTGTTTACACGCCCCATGCTTGCGCAGTTTGCTATGCTGACCTCGCTTAACGCAAACACGCCCGTTTTAGCGGTCGGTGAATCGAAATCAAATATCTGAGCGTTTGGCGCATTTATAAACATATTATTTAGGCTTATGCTCGAGCCTGTGTCACTACAAAATAGCGTATCGCTTGTGCTTGATATGATCCCGCCGATCAATACGCTTTGGGCGCTCATTACAGTGTTATCGCCCGATCTAAACTTTAACGAACCTATGTCTATGGTGTCGCCTAGTTCGTAATCGGTATCGCCTGCAAGCTGTATTTCACCGCCCACAGGGGCAGGAAAGTCGTTAACATCATTAACAAGTTTAGTTTTGGTTGGCGTAGGGATGATGCTGCCTGAAATAGTAATTGTACCGCCTGCTTGCGTCACTACTATGCCGCCATCGCCCTCAATGGCGCGGGCGACCAAAGGCACCGCCGTATCGTCTACAAATATCTTAGCGCCGCCTTCGTTAGTGTTTTCAATGGCTGTGCTAAGTTGTATGTTATTAGTGGGGCCAACGCTTAGGCTAAGGCCACCCGTTGCCTCGATAGCTCGAATGTTGTACTGAGCACCAGCCTGATCCAGAACAGGTATTCCGTCCCCCTGCGTCCGAATATCCGCAAGGCCGAACTGCTGGGCAAAGTCGCTAACTGAAATCGTAACATTCTGGCCTCCCTCAACGATACACACCGAAGCTGTGCCGCTTATTGATTGAACCTTGTTAAATTCTGACCATTTTTTACCGTAGCTTCTCATTGATCGCCGCTCTCTTGCACAATTACGCCCTGTGTCTCAGGCAATATGTCGTCAGTCTCTTCATAATAGAAATTATTACTCAAGAAACCGTCTTTAGTGTTGACGTTGCCGCTACCTCTAGGCAGCGTCGAAGGATAAGGGGCAGGGCCGACATCAATAGTTATGTTTTGTATCGCCTCCATGCCTTGCTTAGCTGTAGACATAAGCGCCGGGCTTACGTTTGCGTCATATTGCGCTGCAAGCTTTATTGCAAGCATAGCAATCACGCCATCAATAGCAGCAGGAGGTACGGTTATCGGATCGCTAAGATTAGTTACTTCGGTATAGCCAAGCGCGTAGCCTCTGGCCTCCCATTGATTCATCATACGATTAAGATAGCGTATTGCAGTTTGCGCCTCGTCGGGCTGTATGGGCTGCTCAACGCTTTGCACAAGTATTTCCACTAGCGCATCTTTGATAACCGACTCTGCTGTCTCAGGCATCTTTCTTGGCCCTTGGTTTACGCTTCGCTTTTGGTTTAGCCTTTGGCTTTTCGGCCTCGTTGAGCTTCCAGCCTGCCGCCTCTGCTACTCTGATAGTCGCTTTCTTGTCGTTAGTTTTTATCAGACCGCCGCAAGGTTTTACCCATTCTATCATAGTCATATTTTAACCCTCATTTTAATTAAAAAAAAGGCACCCGAAGGTGCCAACTCAGAGGAAACTACAGACCGAACGACTTAGTGGCAAAGAACGGATTCAACACGCCGTAAGCAGGGCGGAAGTCAAAACGAACTTTCTGCTGGTTTTGTAAGAAGCCTACACCTTTCGACACTCGCATTTGCAAACCATCTGGTGTTGTGGCTAGTGTATCTGTGCTGTGCAGCTTTTCGATACCTACCGAACCGATACAGAACGCATCTTTGTGCCATGCCAAATTAGGCTGAATGATAGTCTCTGCCGAGCCTAGCACCTCAATAGCGTCACCTGATTGCAAAGGCGCGCCAACAGTGTTGTATGCGCCTTCGGTCTCAAATATAGCCGGGCCTGTAATTACAAGCGTACCCGAACCAGAACCGTCAAGCGTTACCGATTGCACCACCGTAGCAGTGTACTTGATAGGGTTGCCAGAACCGTCGATCATAGCCTCGCGGGTTGCAAGGTTTAGGCGGTTAACGTCGCCGATAGAAACCGTTTCGCCTGCATTGATAGTAAGGCCAGCATCTAGGCCAGTGACTTGCACTTGCTGCGTCATAGTGTCCTTGGCTGCCGTATAGGTAGCCAAAGGCGTTCCGCTTAAAGTACCTGTTCGGCCTGCGCCTGCTCCTGTTGTGTAGCGCCCTAGAGTGTTGCAAGTCATAACCTTCATGCCTGCAAAGTTCTCTGTGATGGTCGCCCGCTGGTTAGCAGTCATTGAGCCTGTTTCACCACCTAGTGAACGCTGATCGTCTGCAAGCTCGCGCTGTGTAAACGGGTTCATTGCGTAGCAAATAGGCGACCCCATTGGCACACCTGTCGCATCAAGCATAGCTCCTGCGTTTGCTACGTCTTTCCAGCTTTGTACAGAATTGCCAACTGTGCCAGACAATAGCGCGGTATTCGCCATCGCGAAACGTGCGAAATCTAGCTCCATATCTGTAACGATACGAGTAGCCAAAGGCGCTAACAACTGGTCTAGCTGATCCATTTTGATAGCTTCGTCAGCTTCTTTGTAGTCTACAAACGCCGTAAAGTATTCCTGCACAACTGCACTTGCCTTACCAGTGATGATAGGTGATTCAGTCTCACCAGAAACATCACCGTCAGGGGTTCGCACTGATACAAAATCAGTAGGCCGTTTAATGTCAATCGTATCGCCCGTTGAAGGGTTAAACGAGTTAGTTTGAATAAACTGCGTGTTAACATTCTTAGAGATCACGCGCTCGTTTTCAAACGCTGTCGTGAATGATCGCGCTAGTTTGCGCGTAAAGTTGCTGTCAAAATTGTTGTTAGCCATTGTTGCTATGCTCCAAATTACTCAAAAGTTACCCCTTTTAATAAGGGAGATTCGGTTGCCGGCGGTTCGCGTCCTGAGTCTGTGCTAATCGGATCAGGGGCGGCGCTCGCCTTTTTCGTTAAAGCTTTAGCTCTCAAACCTTCAAGTTTAAGGGCTGCCCGCATTGGCGACATAGACACAACTTCTGCTAGAACCTGCTGGTTCTGTGCTAGATAATGCATTATTTCTGGCCCGTTAGGGTCGTCCATTATAAACTCTGCAACTTCATGATGCGGTTTATACGCTGCAACAATATTCTCAGACTCGATTAACTTTTCGGCTGGAATACCAGTTTCTAACGCTCTACTAACAAACCCTTGCTGCTGTTCGGCTGCGCGGGCTTCAATCTGTATCTTGTGCGCGTCTGCGCTTTGTGCTTCAAGTGCTGCCCTTGCTTCGGCTCTAGCAAGTTCGCGGGTTTGTTCAAGAACGCTTTGATTATAAACTTTTACCTGCTTCTGATATTCTTCTGGATCAGAATAGATCAAGTCGTTATCTGGCATAGCTGCTGCTGGTGCAACAGGCGCTAGTGGGGCGGGTTCTTGGGGTTTGGTCGCCTCCAAGCCTGCCAGCCGTTTTTCTAGCTCTTCATTACGCCGTTTTTGCTCGTTCTTTTCCCACGTTAACTTGTTGAACTTCTTTTGAGCTGCTTCGTCCAGCTCTACAAAGTCATCCACTGCTTTCGGTGCAACTTCCTCGCTTGCCGCAGTCTCAATAGGTGTTTCGTCTTGCTGTTCGACTACTTCATCCAACTGTGGCTCGTCTTGGAGCATATCTTCAGTGTTCATAATAATACCTTTTTGCTAAAACGACAAATTATGTCGTGCATGTTGTTAGAGCATTACTGCCCTAGTTGGTTTTGCGCATCTTGAACAATAGCTGCTTGTTCTTCATACGCTTGGGCCGCAACGGGCGACATTATTGCATCTGCGCCCATTGCATTTTTCAATGTTTCAAGTGTTTGAGCCATTGCTTTTAATTGCTCGGTTACTTGCTTGTTTTGCTCGATTTGTAATTTAACGATTTGCGCTTCTTGCTCGGCTTCTTGTTTTTCCGCTTGCAGTTGGATGTCTGCTTCAATTTTCGCTGCCTCGTTCATTGTTTTATTTATCTCTGCCTCGGCTATCAAGTCAGAGGGTGTCTTTTCGGGCGGCTGGTTTCTGATGTCTTCAACCATTGCTAGCTCTTCCTTAGTTAGCTGCTGATCAGGGATTAGGCCGTTTAGCACCATTTGATGCCGCTTACGCTCGGCCAGCTTATCCATGCTTGGCGCAGAGATATTGCCTAGCAGTATATCGCCACCCTCTTGCAAGATAGTAGGATCAATGCCAGCATACTCAACGATGGCCTTGACAGCCTCTTGCTGGCGGTTCTTAAACGCTGGGCCTACGTCACACGTTACGTCATAAATGCCTTGGCTAAGATCGTTTTTAGGCTGCATTTGCCCATATTGGTCTTGCTGAACGCCGTTAATCTCAACCATCTCAAAACTACCGTCTTCGTTCATGGTTCTGATCATTCTGTTAGCGTCATAGGTTTTAGGGATAGCCCTAACAGCCACTTTGCCCACATGCCTAATCATTGTTTCTTGCGCTTTGAAATATTGATAGGTGCCAACCTGACCGCGATTTTCTAGCCGCTCTAATGCAATGTCCGACTGCAAGCCTGTATTGTTTGAAGGGTTTACGCCAAACACGCCGCTTGATCGCTCAATGTTAGAGGCCATGCTTTGACTAACTTCAGAAAGCCCCGGATTTAACTGCGGGCCTCCCGTTTGGTACGGGGCTGGCTGGCCTTCTACATGCTGATAAAGCTGCACAGGGCTGGCGTTGGTGTTCATAGTAGTGAGTGATTTTTCATTGCCCTTGGCTTGGTCGCGGGTCATCCAATGCTTAGGCCTAGGCGCTAACACCACCTCCTCAACCTTGCGGCTTTCGACATAGTTATAAACGCGCTGAGCGTCCATCAGGTGCTCAATAGCGCCCCAATAGATTACCTTATCCTCTATAACCTGAAAGTTTGCATATAGCGGGATAACAGGCAGCAAGTCAAAAACTGTTTTTTCGCTTTTGGTAAGCCACCGCTTGCCGTCAAACTTGCGGCTGTAAACAACATGCTTTACAAGCTCACGCTCTTTTGCAACAGTAAGCCCTTGCATTGTCGCCTGCTGTAACTGGTCGTCATTGATAACCATGCCATTATTAAGCAGGTATATTTTCTCTTTGACTTCTTTTTTGCAGAGAAATTCGCCA